ATGCTTTAATTGAATTAATGCACCAACTAATGTATGAATACAATAAAGATATGACCATTCACGGTCACAACGAATTTGCTAACAAAGCTTGTCCGTGTTTTGATGTAAAAAAAGAATATGCGATTATTTAGTTTATTTTTGATATTAGCGCTTTATTCGTGTTCAGCTAAGTATCACTATAAGAAAGCACTTAAAAAGGGCTTAGAAGTGCTTAAAACAAGCGACACGATAAGAATTAGCACAATAGATTCTATACCTATAATAAAACACGATACAATAGTTTACCAAAAGTTTTTTAGTTCAAAAGATACGGTAGTAATGTACAAGAATGTTTTTGTACCTCAAACAAGGTTAGAAACACGAATAGAATACAAGCTAAAACGTGACACTTTAAAAATGATTACAAGAGTAGAAGTACACAGAGCGAAAGCAGATGCCAAAATAAACAAAAAGCCAAACTATTGGGGTATGTTAATTTTTATTGCTTGTGTTTTTCTTGTAGGGTTGTTTGGCACCAAGTTGCTAAAGAAATACTTATGACAAATAAGAGGTATAGATTAACACCAGACGAAGCACAAATACTATTTAAATACAGGGGGTTAAAAGAAGCTGCACAAGAAGCTGGTGTAGGTGTAGAAAGTGTTAAGCACGGATGGCTTAAAACTAAACAAGCAAGTTTATTTTTTAAGAACCCTTTACATAAAGACCAAGCAGAAAACAAGCTTGAAGAATTAAGCAAAAAACTTGTAGAAGACTTAAAAGAATTTGCACCAAACTTTCCAAAGTTAGTGCGACAAGAAAAGCAAAAAGAGTATTTACTTGTAATTGACCCAGCAGATATACACATAGGTAAACTTGCAGATTCATTTGAAACAGGCGAAGACTATAATAACCAAATAGCAGTTAAACGAGTAAAAGATGGTGTACAAGGCATCTTAAACAAAGCCAAAGGGTTTCCAATAGAAAAGATTTTGTTTATAGGTGGCAACGATATTCTTCACATAGACACACCTACAAGAAACACAACAGGTGGCACACCACAAGATACGGATGGAATGTGGTATAGTAATTTCTTAATAGCGAAGCAACTTTATGTGGATATTCTTATGCAGCTTATTTCAGTTGCAGACGTTCATTTTACATTCAATCCAAGTAACCACGACTACCAAACAGGATTCTTTTTAGCAGACGTTATAAAAACGTATTTTAAAAATTGTGAAAACATTAGCTTTGATTGTTCAATAGCACATCGTAAAGGTTATAAATACGGAAAGAACTTAATAGGAACTACACACGGTGACGGAGCTAAACATCAAGATTTACCGTTGCTTATGGCACAAGAATTTCCGATTGAATGGAGCGAAACACGTTATAGATACGTTTACACACACCACGTACACCACAAAACAAGCAAGGACTACATCGGAGTAACCGTGGAAAGTTTACGTTCACCAAGTGGCACGGATTCTTGGCATCACAAAAAAGGCTATCAACACGCACCAAAGGCAGTTGAGGGCTTCATACACCACAAAGAAAACGGACAAGTAGCCAGATTAACACATTTATTTTAATTTTTTTTTAATGCTTAACTTGTTGTTTTATAGCACATTATAAAATAATTGTAACTTTTTTTGTTGAAAAGTAGTATAATATTGTTAATTAATAGTATATTTGTTTATACAAAATTAGCACTTATGAAAACACGAATGGAAAAATTACAAATTTTAGTAGGACTTGAAGAAGGTATACAATCTTTTAAAGACCGAATAGAACTAAAGCACGATAGTATTAATGGTTGTGGTGGTATGTTTAAAGAACTACGCGACAAATACACCGATGACATACACACATACAAGCTATGTATTAAACGATTAGATCAGAGATTTAACAAAGTAAGAAAAACACTTAAATAAGAGATATGAACAAGCAAGAAAGAAAAGAAGCAAAAAGAGAATTGATTACAAGTGCCATTTTTATATGGTCGTGCTTTATTGGTTATTATTTAGTTATGACAATTATAAAGATATGAGTTACGAAATACAAATAGATCATAAAGACGATGAAATCGTAGCCTTTACAATCAACGATACACCGTGTCAAGTAGAAATAGAAGTAGAAATAGGTTTTGAACAATATCCTGTAAGCTACAATAGTTTTACAGACGATATAACGTATGCAGAAAGCGATACAATTTATTACCACGTTAAATGCGAGACTTTGCTATGTGCTGGGATAGTTTACTATAACGACAAAGATATTTGTACGGCTTTAGAACAACAACTTAATATACTATGAAACATAGTAAATGGATGAGGTACAATAACAAATGGTACTACGTAAGCTTTGGAAGTGTTAAAAACGGCAAAGGTTGTTTAGGACATAAAAACGAACCTTACTACAACACAGAGGCCGAAATGCTATCGTGTGCAATTTACAACTACGAATCTTTAAGCGAAGACGAAAAAATAATTTATAACAAAAACAAATAAACAATGAGTATAAGCAATCCAATTTTTGAGTATTATCGAAAACAACAACAGAAAATACAAGAAGCAAAGCAGCTACTTGAAAAAAACGGATTTACCGTAGATGAAAAAGACAAAGCAATTAACCAAGAAATACACCGACTAAAAAGCCAACTAACAGGCAACGTGTCAGAAGACGTAAACACGAATAAAGATATCGCAAGATTAAACCGAATTAAACTACAAGGCGAATGATTACAATGGAAGCACTTAAATTAGAGTTCTGGGATAGTTTCAACGAAGAACTATATTGTAATTACTTAATACAAAAAGACGAACGAATGAACACTTATAAAATACTATACAAATATTACAAAGGCAGCGACACAAGCGCAGAAATGTGCCACGCTATAAAATACGTTAAAGCAGACGATAGACAGGAAGCAATTAAAGCTTTTGGCTTGTGGGAAAAGTTGATAATAAGCATCGAAAAAGTATGAATAAATTTTTTGAATATATTTACACGCTTATAATTACTTGGATTTATGGAGGACTTAATTAGAAAAGTTAAACATCACATACGAAAAGACGGACTAAAATCTAAATGTAGAAAGCCATACTATACACACCGAAGAATGTACTTATTTAATCTTTTAAGAAACGCTGGTGTAACTTATAGTCGCATAGCTGAATTATTCGATTTAAACCACGCTACAATCATACACGGCATAAAACGATATGAAAACCTTAAACAGACGGCAAACGCGTTCTTATTGCTTGACATAGCTGATTACGATGGCAAGTTTGAACTACATAAACACGAATACAATTTAAAACGTGATATTTTAAAAGCTACTACAATAAAAGATTTAAAAATTATAAAAGGAAGAACACAAAAAGAACTTTATAAAGAATTAATTTAATATATTTGTGGAGTTGGTAGGACAATCGAATTTTTTTAAGTGTGACGTTAGTAAGTGTTCCTACCCACCGAAAGCGTTACACTTTTTTTATACCTTAATTTATGGCAGAAAACAAGAAAAGTTTTTTATTGTATTGTGATTTAATACACACCGTGCAAAAGTTAAACGATGATCAAGCTGGAAAGCTATTTAAACACGTTTTAGAGTATGTAAACGACTTAAACCCAGAAACCGATGACATACTACTACAAGTTTGTTTTGAACCAATTAAACAAAACTTAAAGCGTGATTTAAAAACTTACGAAAAGATGTGCAAAAAGAAAAGCGAAGCTGGTAAAAAAGGAATGGCAAAACGATGGGGAAAAGATAACAAAGATAACAAGTGTTATAAACCTATAACAAGTATAACCGATAATGATACAGATAATGATAATGAGAAAGAAACATATAGGCGCTTCGCGCATTTGTCTATGAGTTTTAAGGAGTTTAAAAAGTTAGAAGAACATTATACTAAACAACAAATTGATAGTGTTTGTGATGCTATTCAGAACTTCAAGAAAAACACGAATTATAAAAGCTTATATTTAACTGCCAAGAATTGGCTAAAGAAAGAACAAACAAAAAAGGAAGTAGAAACAAGTAAAGGATTTAAAGCACCGTGGGATTGAAAGGATATAAAGTAACTGAAACAAAAGATATAATTGGCAAGATATACAAGCACAGGGATAATTACCATCAAAAAGGCAAGTATTTAGGATGGCGAAGTTTAGATGAGTTTTATTCTATGCAATTAGGCAACTGCACCGATTGGACAGGTTTTCCGATGAGTGGCAAAACACAAGTATTAATGGAGTGCTTACTAAACACAAGTAAGTTTTATGGCTGGAAACATCTTGTTTATTTTCCAGATGTAGGAAACAACGTAGAAATAGTTGCAGATTTAATTCACAAGCTTACAGGCAAAAGCTTTAACCCTTTAGAAAAAAACGTAATTAAAGACCGTGAAATAACAAATAGTTTAGATTGGATATTTGAACACTTTAAAATACTAACTAAAGAAGATGTAAAAGCGAAGATGACACCGTTTGAGTTTTATGATTATGCAGTAGAACTTAAACAAAAACACGGATTAGAAACTGCAAGTATTGATAGCTGGAAAGATTTAAGCCACCCATACCACGAATACGGTGGCTATGCACAATATTTAGAAGTTGTATTGCCATATAGAAACCAAATAGCTGAAGACAACGAACTACACTTACATACAATTATACACCCAAAACTAACTGAAAAAGTAAACGGCAAAAGAAGCGTACCATCACCGTATGATTTAAAAGGTGGTTCGGAGTGGTTTAATAGTGGCAAGTGTATGATTACGGTACACCGTGAAGATTTAAGTTATAACCAAGCAACGATTAACTTTAACAAAATTAAGCCACGTTCAGTTGGTAACATAGGGCAGCTTGAATTATGGTTTGATAGCGAAAAGTTTTTATATTATGAACAGGAAAACCCAGCACCGAATATTTACAACAAGATTTACGCACAAGAAAAACACGAATAAATGGAAAGCATAGATTTACTAAAAGCAAAGATAAACCTACAAACTACAATTATAAAGTTTACAAGTAGTATTGAAGAATTGCAAAAAACGCATCCAGAACGACACGATCTTATTAATTCGATGCTTGAAAGTTTAGAAGATGTAGCAGAATTTCAATCCGTGTTTATGCAGTTAGAAGAAGAATTTATTTTAGAGTGCAAAACTAATTTACGTTTGCAAATGCAAATAAGCGAACAGAAACACGAAATAGATAAATTAAATATTTTAGTAGAAAACTTAAAAGAAGGTATTTAATGCCACGATGTAAAAATTGCAAAGAAAAGTTTGAAGCTAAACACTTTAACCAAAAATACTGCTTTAAAAGTGAGTGTGTTCGTGTTTGGGTAGAATCGGCAAAAGCAAAGAATTGGAAGAAACAAAAGAAGCGACTAAAAGACGAATTAGAAACGGTGCAAAGCTTAACTAAAAAAGCACAAACATACTTTAACGCATATATAAGAGAACGTGATAAGCATAAACCTTGTGTAAGTTGTAATAAGCCATTAGGTACAAAGTTCGATGCTGGTCACTACTTTAGTACAAGCCACAAGAACGTAACTTTTGATGAGAATAATGTTCACGGTCAATGCGTAGCCTGTAACCAACACAAACACGGAAACCTACTTAACTACCAAATAGGAATAGAAAAACGAATAGGAGGCGAAGAACTAATAAAACTGCACGAACAAGCACACAAGATAAGAAAGTTCACACGTGAAGAACTAAAAGAAATAATAGAACTATACAAACAAAAAAAGAAAGATGTCCGAAAGTGAATTGTTTGAATATCTTAAACGCTATTGGACTGACTTAAATATGAGCAAAGACCAATACTCAAAGCACGATTGTTTTAGCAAATCTACGAAAACACGAATAGAACTTAAATGCCGAAAGACACACTACAATAACTTAATGCTTGAAAGAGGCAAATACATACATCTAATGGTTAAGCACATCTTGTACGAAGAAATACCATTGTATGTAAACTACACACCAAAAGGAATCTATTGTTTTGACTTGCGAAAATTAAAGCCGAAATGGATTGTAGATAGTAGGATGCCAAAAACCACCGACTTCGAAAACACGAATAAAGTAGAAAAGGAATATTGTTTAATAAGTATATACAATTCTAAAATAATTTAGTTATATTTGTATACACATTTAAAAAATACATTATGAAAAATACACTAATCGAAAGACTGAATATTATTCAGCAAGAACTAAAAGCACCAAAAAACCAATTTAACAAGTTTGGCAATTACAAGTACAGAAGTTGTGAAGATATTATGGAAGCCGTTAAGCCGTTATTAAACGGTTTAGTATTGAACTTAACAGATGAAGTAAAAGAAGCTGCTGGATATATGTATATTGAATCTACTGCTATGATTACAGATGGCAATAAAGTACAAGCAGTAAAAGCACAGGCTGGTATCAATCCAGATCGTAAAGGTATGGACATAGCACAAAGCTTTGGTAGTTCGTCAAGCTATGCAAGAAAGTACGCACTTAACGGATTGTTTTTAATTGACGATACGAAAGATGCCGATGTAACAAATACACACGGCAAGGAGAAAAACACGAAGAAAACTTTAACAAAAGCAAGATTTGAAAGCGCAATAAAAGCAGTACAAGAAGGTACATACACTAAAGACCAACTTAAAAGCCAATATGATTTAAGCGACTTGCAACTTAAAGCACTCAAAATATGTTAAAAATAAGATGTAGTGCGCTTGGTAAAATAATGACCAACGCAAGGGGCAAGTCTGAAGTATTGAGTAAAACTTGCAAAACGTATTTACAAGAATTAGCTATTAAAGAAATGTACGGCATTAAGAAAGAATTTTCAAGCCGTTACACAGACAAAGGCAATATTGTAGAAGGTGAATCAATAGAACTTGCACAACAAGTTTTAGATTATGGCTTTATGCATAAAAACGAAGAACACTTTAACAACGATTACTTAACAGGAACGCCAGATGTAAACACGAACGATATTCTTTTAGATATCAAAAGCAGTTACGATGGCACGACGTTTCCATTCTTTGCAGAAGACATACCAACTAAAGACTATTACTATCAACTAATGGGATATATGGCTTTAACTGGCAAGACTGAAAGCTTACTTGTTTACTGCTTAACAAATACACCAAGCGAAATAATAGAAGACGAAGTAAGGCGTGAACACTGGAAGAATCATTTAATTGATGAGAACGAAGAACTACGTCAAGAAGTAGAAGCTAAACACAATTTCGACCATATACCTACAGAAAAACGAATCAAGACGTTTGAAGTAAACTACGATGAAGAAGTAATACAAGCAATCTATAAACGCATAGAAGAATGTAGAGAATACTATAATACTTTAATAGAATGAAAACACGAAAGAATGACATCGTTACAATAAGAGTAACACAAGAAGAAAAAAAGCTTTTAAAAGAAAAAGCAAGGCGACAACGAAAGACGTTGAGCGCCTATATTTTAAGTAAAACTATGGAATAATGGAATTAGAATGGACAGAACAAAACAAAATTAAACTTTGGGTTCAACAAGGTGTGATTGAAAAAGATACTTATTACTCTATGGAATGCGAAATGCCAGTAAGTTTTTTAGAATGTATGCCTTTATATAAATGGCAGTATTGTCACGAATTATTGGTTAAACAAAAGGGATATTGCGACTTAGTGTTTGTGCAATTTATTGAAGAATTAGAAGAGCATTTGCAATGTTCAAGTACATTAATAAAATTAAGTTGTTTAGATGAAGCAGAAAGAAAAGATTTAATTAAATTATTTACAAAAATATTAAAAAAATCAGAATTATTTTTGGTGGGTGCAGATGCTTTTTTGCAATCAGTAGAAGAATTAAAAACAAATAAATAATAAATATGGAAGTAAAAGAAGTAAAAAGCGAAATTATAAACGCAAGAGTAACAAAAGCAGAAAGAGAGGAATTAAGAGCAATAGCCAAATATTATGGCAAATCTATTTCAGACTTAATTCGTGAAACAATTAATCAATATAAAAATAAATAAATATGGAACAGAAAGACAACACAGGTGCAATCTTTAAAAACGATTACAAAAAAACGGAGCAGCAACCAGATTACAAAGGCAAAGCAATGATTGATGGCAAAGAAAAAGAATTAGCTATGTGGCTAAACGAATCTAAAAACGGCAAAAAGTATTTTAGTGTTAAGTTTTCAGAACCGTACCAAGCAGAAGTAGAAGCTGGATATGGCCACAAACCAAAAGAAGATAAAAACGATATGCCATTTTAATTAGTATATTTGTTTTTTGATTAGGTTAATTTGTATAAGGTAAGCGCTCAGAGATGGGCGCTTTTTTTATTCACAACTATTTGTTTAAAAGTTCGTCTATACATTATTAGAAAATAATCATTACTTTTGTTTAGATACTAACCAATGAATTGGCTTAAAAAAGTTGCTAAGTTTCACGATGACTATGTGCGCATAGTTAGAAGTTATGGCGAAGAACTTTACGCAGAGGACATAGTGCAAGAAATGTATTTACGCTTAGATAAGTATTCAGACGTTTCAAAGATTCTACGAAAAGACGGATCAGTAAACAGAGCCTATATTCATTTCACTTTACGAAATATATTTTGTGACTTAATGAAACAAAGAAAGAAACATCAAAAAGTAGATATACACGAATGCAGAAACTTAGGTGTTGAATACGACTACATCGAAAAGCAAGATGCAGAAATGATCTTAGAAGCAAGAATACAAGCCGAAGTAAACACTTGGCATTGGTTTGACCAACGCATATTTAATATATATCGAAACGACAAAATATCAATGAGGGAGTTAAGTAAGCAAACACGAATTGGCACAAGCACAATATTTCATACAATAAAGTATTGTAAAGAAAGAATAAAAGAAAACATAGCAGAAGATTACGAAGACTACATAAATAAAGATTACGAGAAGATATGAGCGAACCAAAAAAGAAAACAAGAAAAAAACGAACTACTAAAAAGAAAGAACCTAAAGGAGTTGGCGACATAGTAGAAAAGGTATTAGAAAAAACAGGTGTAGCAGCAGTTGCAAAGTTTGTACTTGGTGAAGATTGTGGATGTGAAGAACGTAAGCAAAAGCTAAATGAGATGTTTAGCAGAACACGAAAGCCAGAGTGTCTACAGGAAGACGAATACAAATGGCTACACGAATGGTTTACAATAGAAAGAAATACTATTAAGCCAACAGAACAACAAGCACTACTAAAAATATACAACAGAATTTTTAAAGTAAAGCAAAACGCTACAAGTTGTGCAAGTTGTGTTCGTGAAATTATAGAGAAAATGCGCAAAGTTTATTTAACATACGAAGACTAATATGAGACCGAAAAAAATTAAAGACCCAAAACAATTAGAAGAAATATTTAAGGAGTATAAAAGCTACACAAAAACGAACCCCAGATTCAAATATCACCTAAACCAAAGAACAGGTGATATGGTAGGAGAACCACTAGAAGTACCATTCACTTTAGAAGGGTTTGAAATCTTCTGTCACGATAAATATAACTTTACGGCAAAGCATTATTTAGAGAATACAAACAAAGCTTACGAAGATTTTTGTACTATCTCTACACGCATACGCAAAGAAATACGAGATGACCAGATTAAAGGTGGTATGGTAGGGCAATACAACCCAAGCATAACTGCAAGGCTAAACGCATTAAAAGAGCAAATAGAACAAACCAATATTGAGCAACCATTATTCCCAGATGTTTCAAAGAACGACGGCAATAAATAAAATACTTGCGTTAAAAAAACGAATCAAGATTGTACAAGGTGGAACGTCGGCTGGTAAAACTTACGGCATACTTCCCATCTTAATAGACCGTGCTGCTAAAACACCAAACACAGAAATAAGCGTAGTAGCAGAATCAATACCTCATCTTCGTAGAGGTGCTTTACGTGACTTCTTAAAGATTATGAAAGCTATCCA